TGAGTGGTGGGATCTGTGGGAAATTTTTCCCATAGTATTTTTTTTTATGGTATGTTTTCTTTTTTTTGTTTTTTTGTGTGTGTGGTTGTTGGTGGTTCTGTTGTAGTTTGCTGCTGGTTTTTTTATTTTTTCTGTCTTTTTTTGCGTTTTCCGGTTGTGTTGTTTTTTTGTGTGTGGTATAGTGTAGTTATCAACTTCAAAGAAAGGTTGTGAAATGATTACTGTTTTTTATTTCGTTGTTGGCCATGGGGTTCCTGTGGGGCTTGTCGTTCCGGTTGTGTGGTGAGGTTGGTGTGTTGATAATGGTTTTCATTGTTGGTGTTCTTGCCGTCTTGCTTGGCTGCGAGCTGTTTTTGATGTGCAGTGATGTTTCGCGGGATGTTGGGGACGTGTTGTTGCTTTGTACTGGTCTTGTTGTGGGTTTGGTTGTTGTTGTTGTGTTCAGTCATTGATGGGAGTGTTGTTATGGCTGGTGTTGATGTGAGGGTTGCCGTGTTTCCGTCCCGGTTTGTGGATGGTGATGTGGAGTTGTGGTATGTGCCTCGGGATCATTGTTATGATTTGAGGTATGTGGTGCGGTTTCGCCCGTTTGGGTGTGGTTCGCGTAGTGAGGTGGCGTCTTGTTTGTATGATGCCGGCGATTATAAGGAGGTTGCGGGTATGATCGTGGATGCTGTGACTATTGCCGTTACGCCTTTGTTGCATAGGAGTTGAATGATGGTTGAGACGTTTGTCGTGTTGGCGTATGTGCGTCATGAGGACAGGCCTGTTGAGGTTGGTTGTGCGTCGTCGTATGATGGGGCTTCTCGTCTGGTGCGTGAGTGGGCTGTGAGGCCGGCTTGTGTGAAGGATGTGGCTTATTTTAGGATTGAGGGTAGGTTTTATGTCTGAGGGTTTTGTTCGTGGGGATGTGTCTGTCCCTGTGTTTAGGCTTCGTAGTTTTGATGATGCGATCATGGAGTCTCCTCGCGTGGTGAAGGCGGTGAGGGGTCATGTTCGTGAGTTGAATTTGAAGCGTTTTGATGCTGGTTTTGGTGATTTTGAATCGTGTTGTCGTGCGGTGAATATGCTGTGCGAATTGTGGTCTGGGGCTCGTTCTGAATGGTTTGGTAGGGCTGTGATCGCCGTTTCGAACATTTGTGCTTCCTTGTCTCCTCATGATGGTTTGCAGGCTGCTTTGTCGCGTACGTATGATGTGGAGTATTTGGATGGTTCCATTAATGGTCCGAATCTTATTGCGTGGACTGCTGTCTGTCGTGTCAAGGGTGGTTCTGGTTTCGACTGTTGCACGGTTTTCGACCATTATGGGGCGAAGTGTTTGATTCTTGCGGTGTCCAAGAGTTTTTGCAGGTTGGATACCATGTGTTATACTGATAGTCAGCTGCAGGCTATTCTTTTAGGGAGGTAATGATGGCTAAGGTTAAGTCTGGTATTTTCCGTACTCGCGTGTTTGCCGTGCTTAAGGGTATGGAATTGGTGGATGGCGACTTTACGCAGTCCGAGCATGTTATTGACGGGCGTCTTAAGGATGCTCGTGCGTACTCGGTTCGTGCGAAGAAGCTGTTTCCGAATTTCATTCCGCGTTCCATCGAGATTTACTCTCAGAGGGTTACGATGGATGATGAGACGTTTTACAGGCATGCGACTTTCGAGGAACCGCAGAAGTGGAATCCCGAAGAACATACAAAAAAGCAACACGCCGAAGTTGAAAACAACGACGGCATGTGATATAAAAAGATTTAGGCACAAAGCCTAGAAAACAACAATAACAACGATAATCAAGGGAAGGATATGATCCTCATGGAAAACAACAACACCGCACTCGTCGCATTCAACACCGAGAACACCGAGCTCGGCACCGTCCAGCACTTCATCGACACTTCGACCCGCGAAGGCAAGATCAAGCTCTACTCCGCCCTCCAGAATGCCGAAAAGCTGGACGAACACCTCAACGAGCCGCTGGCCATGGTGAACGCCGTCGCACAGGCCGTACAGGTGACCGACGATCAGACGGGCGAGGTTTCCAACACCGTGCGCGTCATCATCGTGACCGCCGACAACAAGGCGTACGCCGCCACCTCACCCACTCTGGCAGCCGGACTGAACACCATGTTCGGCATCTTCGGAACGCCGAACACGTGGACCGAACCGCTCACCATCAAGGTGATCGAACGTCGCTCCCGCCGCGGTTTCAAGTTCTTCAGCATCGAACCGGTGGTTGAAGAAGCCAAGTGACCTACCGACCGGTAGATAGATCCCATTCATAGAGAGCACCCCTTCGGGTGCTCTCTCCATCTTGAAGGGGAGTATGCCCTATGTCCCGCAAACAGAAGCACGTCAAGGCACGTCAAGCCGCACAAGCCCGTGCCGCACGCAACATCAAACAGCTCGGCGCCTATTCGCATGCGAATCTCGCCAAAACCGCCGACAGGCAGCTCGTCAACATCGCCAAAACGCTCGGACAGGAGTGGGATAGGCAGAAGAGGCAGGCCATCGTGGAAGCGAAAGCCACCCCCTACCATGCCACCGTCGTGCCGAAACCCACGAAACAGGATTACCTGTTCGCCGCGCGTGCCGACATCACGGACGCACGGATCGCAGCGGAACCGGTGGCGAAGCGGCGCAAACTCCTACGCCAACAACGGCGGAAGATCAATGCGGCACGGCAGCGGATCAACGATTGGAACAAGGCGCAAGCCATGCCACCTAAAAGCGTGTACGACCAGCGTATGGACGAACTTTCCGACACTACCGATGAGGGTTTCGGCCGCAATCAGATCATCCCCTCCAAGCTTACCGATTTTCTCCAAATGAAGAACGTGCTTGGCGACGAAGCCTTTGTCAGGAGCCAGTTGGAAGGCGGTCATCGTAAGGAACTGTTGAACCAGATGCATGACGCCGCCGAGATTCTGGGCTTGCGTACCGAACGGGAAGCCGGGACGGGCGGAAAGCCTAAGGCGAAGGCGAAGAAGAGGCAGGACTTGTATGATGAAGGCCGATGGCCGTCGTACATGCGTAAGTCGCGTTACGAAATGTTCGAAAAGATTCTGGGCTCGTCGCTCGGATCGAAGCGTCTGAAACGGTTCCGCAAGCTGACGGCCGCGCAGAAGCGTGCTTTCATCGAATTGACGGATGCGCCTCGCATCGTGTTCGACTGGTCCACGTATGATCCGGTCCGGCACGGTTTCGTTTCGGCTTTGCGTGAGGATAGCGAAGGCTACTCTCGCTCCCGCAGGAATTTCGACCGTTGGATGGCGGAGGTTGAGGCACTGGCGTAACGTGTCTCATCGAAGGGAAGTTATATCATGACGATGATCAAAAGTAGGGTCGGATTATGGTGTGCCGACGGTGTGATACGGTTTACGGACGGCACGGGATTGCATGATGTCGGCTCCCCCGCCGCCATGATGGCGGCTGTCATGACCGGAGGCAGGCTTACCGTCTACGTGACCGACCCTGATGTGCTCGATCCTTTCATTGCGCATGTCGTGCATGCGCTCCCCCATAATGAGCATCGCGCGAACCTGAGCTGGGATGGCATCGTTTCCAAGAAGGGCAGGTTTTTCAGCTTCTGTGTGACCGTCGACCGGGATGATTCGATCCGCTTCTTCGACGTTTCGAACCTGCTGCGGGAAAACTGCCGTATCACCATGACGGACAGGCAGTTGTTGGCTGTTCTTGCCGAATATGAGAAGCGTGGCCTGTGCAGGATCACCGCGGGCGCGGCCAGCATGGAAGCGTTCGTCAGGGGGGATTGGGAATGGTATGATGGCAAATTCCCCCAGCTCGGTTCGGAGGATAAAATGTCGTTGCATGGGGCTTATATCGGAGGATTCATGCTGGCCAAGGAAGGACGGTATGGCAAGGCCATTGACGTTGACTGCAATTCCATGTACCCGTCCATTTTGAAGGATGAATGGCTTCCGTGGGGGCTTCCGGAACCGTATGACGGCGAATATGAGCGGGATGACGACATGCCGTTGCATTGCGACGAAATGACGTTCCGTGCGGAATTGAAACCGGACGGGTGTCCTTTCCTGTTGGACAACCGTAGCATGTACGGTTTGAATCGTCTCACTTCGACACGAGGCTATGTCACGCGTGTCCTGACCGACATCGACCAGAAGCTGCTCGAAGAGAATTATGACGTGACCGTGTACGAACGTGTGCGTGGGTGGAAGTTCCGTAGGAACAAAGGGTTTTTCCGCTCTTTCGTCGAAGAATGGGGCGCGTTGAAGCAGCGTGGGACGGGGGAGGGAAGGCAGATGGCCAAGCTCATCATGAACGCTCTCGTGGGCAAGATGGCAAGCCTGCCGAAAGGCGCCGTCATGCTCCCCTCTTCGAAGGATGGCGTCACCGTCGAATGGGATGTCGCCCATCGTGACGGGTCGAATCTGAAGACCGATTATCTGCCGGTCCCCATATGGGTGAACGCTTATGCGCGTAGGAAGCTTATGACGGTCTGCCGTGCGAATGCGGATCGGCTCCTGTATGCCAATACGGACGGCTGCATACTGTCCGGCTGGGATCCGGTGGCATCATGCGAGATTCATCCGACCGAATTGGGCAAATGGAAGATCGCCGCCAAGTATGATAGGCTCACCATTCTGGGAGTGAATCGATATCAGGGGTGGCGTTGCGATGGTGGAGTGGATGTCTGCATGGCGGGAAGCGTGTTCGACGAGCCCATCCCCTATGAGCGGTTCCGGCATGGCGTACAGGTGCGCGACGCCTGCGGTACGATGGTCATGCTATGATGGGAATCGTTCTTCGAGCATTGATTTTCGGCTGGGAGAGACATGGTTCGGACTGCCACGGCTGAGAATGCCGCCGATCATGGTTTGCCGTCGTGGTGACGGCGCCCTACGATTTTCGCCTCATGCTCTTATAGGACGTTTCGGGCCCTCCGTGATTGGAGGGCCTTTTGCTTGCCGTGGCATGATATGATTGGAGAGGAAACATTGCCTATCGTAAGGAGATTGCATGGCAGAACCGACCACTGGCGACGAGGATGCTCCCGTCCAGCCGCCGACCGTGGAGGAGAGGGAGACCGAAACCGTCGACGATGAGGTCAAGCCGAACGGGGATTCGGGGCCGGAGTCGAAGGACGGCGGGCCGGACGTGTCCGCACGACTCGATGCCATCGAGAAGGAGTTGGCCGCATTGAAGGCCATGATGGACACGCTCGGATACACGGACCCCACTCCGGCCGATGACGGCGATGATGGCGTCGAAGCGCAGCATTCCATCGAAGACCTGTTCGATTAACCATAGTTAGGAGATATTCACCATGTCTAATATTCGACCGTTGGCCGGCAAGGGTGACGTTGAGATTTTCAATGCCGTGCGTGCCGAAACCAGCCCCCAGTTTCAGATGCGCATTCCGTCGGCCACGCAAGGCAACCTTCGCAGGGCCGTGGATACCATGCGCGGCTTCCCGTACCTGCGCGACGAGTTCACGGGAGTGCTGATCCAGCGTCTCATCGGACTGTACGTCCAGCATGCGGACTGGGATGATCCGCTCAAGCTTGTCGGCTCCCCACGGACCTTGAAGCGCTATGGCAGCACGTATGAGCAGGCCGCCGTCGGCTTGGTCAAGGCACGCACCCGCAATTTCAATCAGGAATATCTGGGCGATGACGTCTATGGCCGTTATTCGCTGCCGACCGCAAGCGTCTTCCATCCTCTCACGTTCGACCATTACTATCCCGTCACGATCCCGGAGGATGCGCTGCTGACCGCATTCGACGGCGAGTCCGGCATGTCGGAGTACATCGCCGAGATTATGAACGCCCCCATCCTGTCGGATAGGAACGACATGTATCTCATGAAGACGCAGTGCTTCGCGGAATACGCCCGCAAGGGCGGCTTCTATCGCGTGCACACGCCGGACGTGGGCAAGGCCGATTCGACCGAAGCCGATGCGAAGGGCCTGTTGCGTCTCATCCAGCAGAAGGCCAACGAGCTGAAGTCCCTTCCGATGAGTGCGATGGGCAGGTATAATGCCATGAGCTGGGTGACGCCGTGGCGTGATTCCGAAGCGATCCTCTTCGCCACCCCGCAGGTGATCGCCGCATTGAACGTGGAGGCGTTGGCCGCGGCGTTCAACATCGATCGGGCCAACGTGCCGTATCGTATCATCCCGATTCCGGAGGACATGTTCGGCATCGGCGGCGCGGCGGGCAAGGTGCAGGCCGTGCTCACCACCGAAGACTTCTTCTTCTGTTGGGATGAAATGCTCGAAACCACGAATTCGCCGGTCAATCCGATTGACGGCACCCGCAACATCTTCTTCAAGCATCGTGGTTCCGTCACTCCGAACCCGTTCGCGAACGCGATCCTGTTCTGGACGGGCGAAGGCTCTTCCGAATCCGTCGTCCTGCCGGACACGCTCACCGTTTCCAAGCCGAAGTTCGCGTTGCGTGTCAGGAAGTACGGCCAGCCTGCCGTCACCCCGCAGGACGTGTCGCGTGGCGACCTGGTGCAGGTCGAGTCCGTCATTTCCAGCGCCAACAAGGATACGGCATCCTTCCAGCCGGTCGGCGTCGAATACGCGTTGGAGGGCGCGACCTCCCAGTTCACTTCGATCGACAATGACGGCATCCTCAGGTGCGGTTTGGACGAAACCGCCGAAAGCCTCAAGGTCACCGCGCAGGCGACCTATGTCGATCCGGCGACTCCGGAGATTGATCAGGCCGTTTCCGCCGCGCTCGACGTGCCCGTCGTCGGCACTTGGGTCGGCGGCATCAAGGTCGGCGCACTGTCCGGACTGACCGTTTCCGGCCCCGATGATGTGAAGGTTTCCGGATCCGTCAAGCTCACCGCCTTGGCTCTCATGGCGGACGGGTCGAAGCGGGATGTGAGCAATCTTGCCGACTGGAATGTCGACGCGAACGCTACGGTCGACAAGACGGGCAAGCTGACGGGCGCTGCCGTCGGCGACGCGAAGGTGACCGTCAGGTTCGCCGGAGCGGTCGGCGAAAAGACCGTGAAGGTTTCCGCCGGCGAAAAGACCGTGAAGGTTTCCGCCTGAGAAGGTGTCGGAGAGTAGAATGGGCATGGGGGTGACCCTCATGCCCGTTCTTGTTGTTTAGGAGGTTTTATGACGGCCAATGATCTGCCCATCAACTTCAGTTACGCGAAATGGACGCCGAACACCCGCTTCAAATTGTGCAATGTCCCTTGGGATATGGGGTATCGGGATATCGTCACATGGGATAGGCAGCGGCAGGAAGCGTATTTCGACGGGTTGGACGGCATCGAATTCACCGGCTGCACCATGGCGAAATACGGGCTGCCGGTACGGTTGCCGGTGCCGTTCGCGCAGGCGTCGCGATACAATTATCTCATCGCATCGAACGAGTATGGTTTCGATACTCCTCGCAGCTGGTATTATTTCGTGCAATCCTGCGATTACGTGAACGCCGGCACCACGCAGTTGAACATCCAATTGGACGTGTGGCAGTCCTTTCAGCATGACGTGACGTTCGGCACCGCCTATGTGGAAAGGGGGCATGTCGGCGTCGCCAACGAACGTCAGATGGACGATTACGGTCGTGGAACGCTCGACCTGCCGGAAGGATTGGATGCCGGCAAGACGCTGATCAACGCGACCACGGCGTACATGCCGCTCGCCACGGTGGAAGACGGGCGTGTGGCCTGCGGTGTGATCATCGTATCCACCACGGACCTTACCGTCGATCCGGGGGATCAGACCAATCCGAAGACCACCACCGCAAGCGGGTCCATATTCGAAAACCAGTATAATGGCACGCAATTGATCTATCTTACGTCCGTGGACGACTTGCAGACCGTGTTCGCCCTGGGTGCGAACTATCCGTGGGTCACCCAAGGCATTTGCGGCATTTACGCGGTACCGCGGCTGCCTGAAGGCCTGTTGCGCAATCAGGGGGAGTATGGGAAACTGTTCGGCAAGGAAGTGAAGGGATTGAAAGGCAGGATCGTCCACTTGTATCAGAATACCGTCCACGGCCGGGACCGGTATTCGGATGTCATGGTCGTGAAGGATTTTCGCGACAACTTCCATATCCCGCAGCGTTACCGGCATTTGAAGAAGCTGCTCACCGCCCCCTACTCCGTCGTCCAATGCTCCTGCCTGAACGGCACCAGCATCGAATATTCGCCGGAACAGATCCCATCCAAGGATCTGACGATCCGTGAAGCGTGGCAGTATGCGCCGCCGCAGCCGCGTCTGAATTTCTGGATACCGAATTACGCCGCCCAATATGCGGACCAGTGGTCGCCCCTGCCGGATGACATGGGATTGCCGTTCGATAAGGGCGACATGTTGGATGCGGCTTTCGGCATCACGAATTTCCCGACGTTCATGGCCGTCAACAATGGCAGCGCCCTCGCATTGGCCAATTCCGCCTATACGCGACAGTATGCGCAGAAGTCGGCCGACTGGTCGTATCAGAAAACCATGATGGGCGTCAACAACGCTTACGCGCAATCGCAGATCGGCACGCAGTATGCGGGCGAAGCGAACCGGCTCGGCGCGTCCAACCGCAATTCCATGAATGCGATCAGCAATCAGGCCGCGCAGATGGCAACGGATCTGACGTTGAAGAACCTCGGGTTTTCGAACCAGATGGCGCAGCTCAATACGATCGGATCCGGCGCTCTCGGAGCCGTCGGCTCCCTTGCGACGGGCAATGTCGGCGGTGCGGCCGGAGCCGTGGCGGGAGCTGCGATCGGCGCTTGGACGAACCAGCAGACCTACAATAACGACGTAAGTTCGGCCAACCAGCAGTTGGCGAACACCCAAGCCACCAACAACGCTTCGACGTCGCAGGCCAATGCCTATTCGCTCGCGCAGACCAACCTGTCCAACCAGCAGACCATGCAGTTCGCCGACATGAACCGCCGGCTGGCGCAGGCCACCGCGCAAGGCGACTATGCGAACACGATCGCCGGCATCAACGCGCAAGTGCAGCAGACGCAGACCACGCCGCCGACCACGTCCGGCGCGTTGGGCGGCGACGCGTTCAACCTGGCCAACGGCATTGTCGGCGTATGCGTGAAATTCCGCCGCCTGTCCGACGCGGCCCTTAATACGATCGGCGAATTCTGGCTGAGATACGGATACTACGTCCAACGGTTCATGCGCATGCCGGCCGGTCTCATGGCCATGAGCAATTTCACGTATTGGAAGGTTCACGAACTGTATTTGAGCAGTTCGACATGTCCTGAAGAGTTCCGGCTGACCATCAAAGGCATTTTCGAAAGCGGCGTGACGGTGTGGACGGATCCTGACAGGATCGGCGTCACCGACTATGCGGACAATGAGCCGCTGGCGGGCATCTCATACTGACCTGTATAATGGGAGGAGCAATGAACACTCCTCCCATGATGTTAGGACGGTAATCGTGAGCAGACGCAACAATGCGCGTAAGGCCGCACATTGGGACAACCAGTCGGTGTTGGGATCCATGTGGGGCAATCTGAACCTGCCTGAAATGCGGCAGAGCCTGCGCATCAACCAGTATATGAAGCTTATCGAAATGCTGGCGGTGTCACGGTTCAAATGGGTCAACCTGCCCCCATACGTCGATGAACGGTATCTTGAATTGACGTTGTTCGAAAACGGCTTGGCCCTGTTCTTCCCGGACAAGCGTAAGGGGGTGCACCGTTTCATGGTCACGTCCGGCAATATCGGCGGCGTGAACAATTATGACAACCCCACCAGCTTCCAGCCCGTCGCGACCGGATATTCGCATCCTCAGATCGGAAGCAAGGAGTGCGTGCCCATCTGGGACAACCAATTGCGATGCACCATGATCGACGTCATGTGGAATTACGCCACACGGTTGGCCATCGCGGATCGTGCCCTCGACGTGAATCTCGACAACATCAGCGTGCCGTTGATCATCGCCACGTCCGAAACCAACAAGCTCACCGCACAGAATCTGATGAAGGCGCGTGAGGATGGCGACCCATACGTGTACGCCTATGATTCGGCGGATATCACCGGCATGTTCCAGACATTCCCCAACATGACCCCCTTTTTGGCGGATAAGGTCATCACCGTCAAGACGCAGATATGGAACGAGCTGGTCAACTATCTGGGGATCGACAATTCGACGACGGAGAAAAAGGAGCGTCTGCTCGAATCGGAGGTGACCGCCGGAAACAGTCGTACGAACGTCTTCCGCCTGAGCTATCTGAAGGCCCGCCAGCAGGCGTGCGATACGATCAACCGCCTGTGGCCGCAAATGGCGGATTCGGGCAAGCCGATCGGCGTCGAATGGAACGACGTCACGACCGGCGGCCTGTTGGACGTGGATGGAAGCAAGGAGGATGGACGATGACGCAGGATCTGAGCATGTACGCCGTCAAGGACAATATGGCGGATTATACGCTGACCTTGGGCAATCTGATCGCACGCGGTTTCGACACGGATGACAAGCTGCATCTGTCCGCGCGATATTATCCGATCTTCGACGAATCATACCGGGCGAGGCTCAACGAAAAAATAGTCGCCCACTACGCCTTGCGTGAAATAGGCAGCGAAACGCCCCAGATGTTCGTGTTCTATCTGGGACGGACCATGCGCGAGCAGATGGACTATTTCAACCAGTTGTATGTCAGCGCCCGACATGAGTTCGACCCTTTCATCACTTCCGACATCAGGCAGGACATGGATTCGACCAACGTCAACGAGTCGAGCGGCCGTTCGAGCGGCACCCAGTCGAACGAATCCACCGCCCACAGCACGTCGGACACCAAGGCGGACAATTCCAGCATGACGTTCAATTCCGAGTTTCCGCAGACCCGCATCGACGATTTTCGCAAGTTCGCCACCAGCGCGTCGCAGACCGATTCGACCGGCGACACGCATACCAGCACGCAGCAGGACAGCACGGCCACCGCAACCAGTCGAAGCAACACCGATTTTGCGCATTCGTCCGACAAGGGCAAGAGCGTCTCGCATACGCTCGGCACCAGTGGCTCGCAATCCCAGCTTCTGCAGGATTGGCGTAACACCATGCTCAACATCGACCTCATGGTCGTCAACTCGCTCGAAGACCTGTTTCTGGGCGTGTGGGGCAGCGGGGACGTCATGACCGCCGGTCGGACGCCTTGCAACACTTCCCTCGCCTATGCTCTAGGCCATTAGGCTATACTTGGATGTAGGACAGATTGGAGGACTTATGGATGGGATCAATCGACGCCCAACCCCTGTGGACATCGATCCGCGGCAACGGTATTTCACTACCGTGCAGCCATTCAGCTATCGTGATACGCTGACGGCGCTCGGATACATTCAGGAGGTCGCCTCGCATGTCGACGAACTCAGGGAGCAGCTTGGCAATCTCGCCAAGGATGAGCATGCGGACATCGAAGCGATCAATGGGATTCTCGCGCGGATCGAAACGTGGCAGGATGCCGTCGACGGCACGTTGGATGATCTGACGGCGAAACTGGACCAATATCAGGCGTCGGCGTTGACGTACGATCCGACCACGGGCCGGTACGGGGATTCGAAGACCACGGATCGTAACATGTATCGGGAGCTCGCCGTGTTCGGGGCACGCGTGGACCAGATGGCGTCCATGACGGCCGCCGAAGCCGCGAACCATGATTGCATCACGTGGGCGGTCTTGGGCAATCGGGAGATTTTCGGCGATGACGAGCCGCGGGTGACGCCGCGGGAAAGGACGGGACGGCGGTGAACGACGACAGGTACGGCAGGACGCGGCATCTCGGCCTGCCATTGTATATGGACGATACTCCCATGGACTTGCGTGACGGATATAATGCGGCCATGAGAATGTTGGATCTGAAAATCAACCAATTGGAAACGCTCATCCGCGAAACCGAAGGAGTGAATCAATGAGCACCATATACGACAAGACCGACAATTACGGGTTGAACCTGTACGGTGACAAGGATCCCGCCGACCTGAGGGACGGCTATAACGATTCCATGCATACCATTGACGAGACGCTCAAAAACCATCTCGACAAGATCGACGGCGTGTCCCACACCGTTACGGACGCCGTCCAGAAGCAGGATGCGAAGATCGCGCTGAAGGCCGACAGGACCTACGTCGACGAACAGGACCGGACTCTTCAAGCAGCCATCGACGAACAGGATCGGAACCTTCAGACGGCCATCGACGGGAAGGCCGACAGGACCTACGTGGATGGCATGCTGGAAGGCAAGGCGGACTCCGCTCTCGTATATTCGAAGCATGATGTGGATTCGACTTTCGCGCTTAAGGCCGACACGTACACGAAGGAGGAAGTCGACAGGATGCAGGCCGGGCAGGATGAGGCCATCAACGCATTGAACCGGGGCGTCGACCAGGATCATAGCGTTCTCGTATCATACTTCCTGAGCCAATCCGAACGGTTGCATTACGCCGTATCCTCGGATGGCGTCAACTTCGGACACCCGTACATCCGGGATAACGATGAGGGGGAGACGGTCCGCGACCCGTCATGCGTGTACGTGGACGGGCAAGTGTATTTCTGTTGGACACGTCCCACCGAAGCCGGCGGCGGCGCGTTCGGCAAGACGGACACGATAGGCATAGCCCAATTGAATCCTACGACCGGGGACATCGTACGCCGGATCATCACGCCGGGCGTGCCTGGAACCTCGAACCTGTGGGCGCCCGACTTCTATCTGGAAGATTCGACGCTTCATATCATCTTCTCCGTCAAGACCGCCACGCAGGACTTCCAGCCGTATGAGATTCATTCGACCGGCAACTATGCCGATCCATCATCATGGTCGACTCCGGTCGCCTTGGGCATCGCACCGTACGGCGGCATCGACCACCATATCATCAAGGATGACGCCGGAACGTATCATGACCTTTCGGCGGATGGGTCCGTCATTTCCGAACGGCACAGCAGGACCCTTATCGGAGGATGGAGCGGCAGGACGACCGTCGACAAGAACTGGCGTTATCTCGAAGCGCCCGCCTCCTATCGTCTCGCGAACGGCCGGTGGAGGGTGTTCTTCGACGGGGGCGGACTTCAGGGAGACTATAATCCCGGTTCGAACCTTCGGGAGAACGATGGCCTCATGTTCTACTGCGACTTCAGCAACGACCTTTCCACGCACGGGCCTCTCCACCCGGTCCCCACGGCCATGAGGCACTGCGGGCTCACGCTCATCCCCAACGATTACCTGGCCACGCAGGCACGTCTCGAAGTGGGGTCCGGGATCGGCGGAGCCTACCTGTATAATTCCGTCGACATTCCGGTGGGGCTTGATTCCGCCGGGAAGAACGTTCGTGCGCTGTTCAACAGGTTCGAAGGGTTCGGAGGACTCCAGAACACCGGATTCGGAGGAAGCCATAACACCACCGAAGGGTTCATCGTAGGAAACTCGGGACTGTATGTGCTTGCCGCTTCCGTCTCATACAAGTGCACGGCGCCTAAGACGTGGATCAACGCGCAGATCACCTGCTATCCGCAACGTGACTTCAAGAACGCGAGGAATCTGGGCATTGGCGCACAAGGATTCTCGGCTCCCGACGACGACACGATCACTACCGTGGTATTGCCGGCGACGCTGGTGTACCTCCATGCCAACGATCAGATTCAGATCAAGATGTTCGGCAGGGACGGCGCTGTGACGCAGAGGGCCAACAACTCCTATTTCACCGCGTTCAAGGTGGCTTGAGTCCGACCGGCGGCCTATGGGCGTCCGGTCGGGCGAATACGGCATGTGACGGCAATGGTGGACGGAACCCCTTAAGACGAGGGGTTCCATCCTATTCGGAGAGTGGTACGTTGAGCAATCAAAGCATGTTTGCGATGTATGCGATCGGCAAGGTCGAATCAGGCAATTCGTGGACTTCGGTGAACTACAATGATCCGATCACCTTGGGGATGATGCAATGGTATGGGACCCGCGCCTACGGCCTGCTCGACAAGGGCCGTAGGGAGGATCCTGTCGGATGGACGGGATTCGAACGGGATGCGCCCACCTTGGCCGGACAGGTCGAAGCCAATGCCATCGACTGGACCGGCCGATACCTGACCCGTGCGGAAGGCAACGCGTTCATCACATGGGCCAGCCGCAGCGAATTCCACAAGGTCGAACAGGACCTGTGGGAATCCGACTATGCGGCGTACTCCGCCACGTGCGACGATTATGGCTTCCCGGCGGGCAATGTCAGGGAGCGTATCTTCTTCATGAGCATGTACCATCAGTCGCCGCAGCGTGCGCTGGTGGTATTGGGCAATGTCAGCGCCACCGGATCGCTTGAACTGTTCCACACCACCGCGCTCAACGATGCCATCCTCGGCCGCTATCCAAGCCGATACGATACCGTCTACCGGCTGTTGCGCGATTGGGATGGGACGGGCGCCCCGCCTGACTTCGGACAGTCCGGCAGCATCGACGTCACGCCGGGCGGCAATGGTCCCGCCATCGAATCCAAGCCGAAGAACACGCGTTGGATTCACGTGCAGGGGGATGGCATGTATTTGCATGACGGCGGCAAGGTGAGCATATTCCATCACACCACCGCCCAGAATTGGGTCGAAAGCGTGCAACAAGGCAACGAAATTTCAGGCGGGCAGACCGGGGGAGGCAGCAGTAGCGGCAGCGCCACGTCGGACCAGAGGAAAGTGTACGACCTGTACCTGTCATGGCAGGGACGGTTCGCCTACTCTCAGGCCGGGGGACGGTTGGATCCGCTCCATACCGGCTATGGTGACTGTTCGAGTACGATCTGGCGGGCGTATCAGGATGCGCTCGGCATCGACGTGGGCACGTGGACCGGAGCGATGAAAGGCAAAGGCAGACGCGTCTGTTCCAGTGATGGTACGGGCGTGGAGGAAGCGTTGAAGAACGCGCAGACCGGCGACCTGCTATTGCTGTGTTGGGGGTATGATTACGTCAACTATGATCATGTCGAAATGGCCGCCGGAGACGGGTCTCATTGTCTTGGCCATGGCGGGCCGGGCAACGGGCCGACGTTGAAGGATATGGGGGCTACCATGCGGGCCGCCGCGACATGGGAGATTCGACGGTATGTCTGATCGTAGGAGTGTGTTATACTATAAGTGTCGGCATACAAGCATCTGCGAACAACTTCCCTTGGCCGACACGGGGTGTGACGGTGGTCATGACGTCACACCCCTTTCCCTTATATGGAGGTGACGTCGAAATGGCATTGCGGACATTGGCTGAAAACGACTATTACGACCTCCACAACCTCCTCACCCGTAACGCGCCATGGAACTTCATCATCGGAGCGCGAGGCCTCGGCAAAACCTTCGCCGCGAAACGATACGGCATCAAGGAGTACCTCAAACACGGGCACGAATTCATCTACCTGCGCCGCACCGACGTGGAACAGAAACGCAAGGAAACCTTCTTCAAAGACATTCAAAGCTTCTTCCCCGACTACACGTTCCGCATCAACGGCGACAAAGGCCAATTGCACAACGACTCGTGGGAAGACAAGGACTGGCGCACATGCTGCCATTTCATCGCCCTCTCCCAAGCCGGCGGCCTCAAATCAGTCGCCTACCCCAAAGTCCATCTCATCATCTTCGACGAAATATTCCCCGACAACCTACGATTCCTCAGCAATGAAGTCAACTCGTTCTCCGAATTCTTCAACACCGTGGACAGGTGGCAGGATAGGACGAAAGTATTGTTCCTATCCAACGCCGTACAGCAAGCCAACCCCTACTTCGCGAAATACCATCTGGACATCGGCACGCAGCAAGCCAACCATCAGCAATACAGGCTCTACTGCAGCGGCTTCATCTGCCTCGAACTGGCGGATTACGGCGGATTCTCAGCCAAAGTAGCCAAATCCAGATTCGGCAGGTTCCTGGAACGATACGATGGCGACTATGCGGATTACGCCATTCGAAACAAGTTCCGGGACGAATCCGACAAGCTCATAGCGGCAATCCCCCCGGACGGTGAACTGTCATACGTTCTGGACACCGCCGACTACGGTCGCTTCGGCATTTGGATGACGATATCCGAAAAGGACGGGCACGTGTCACGATACGTGTCACGACGGATACCCAAAGACAACACCCGCCCCACCTACACGCTCAACCCCAACCACGTCGACGAAAAAACATGGTACGTCAAAAAATCCGACGACGTGGTACGACGACTCACCACCGGATACCGGCTCGGCAAAATCAGATTCGAAAACACCCAAGTCAAAGCGGACTTCGCCCTCATCATCGGCAACCTGCTAGGAGCATAGAAAGGAAACCCGACAATGACGCAAACGGACATATGGAGCGCCATCGCAATACTGTTCTTCATCACCACGGACTACATCACCGGAGTGATCAAAGCCAGCATGCAAGGCAACCTCAGCTCCAAAAAAATGCGGGAAGGCTTAGGCCACAAGCTCGCCTACCTCGCACTATCAGTCACCGCATGGTTCATAGACATGCTGAACACGCACCTCCCCCTCGGCTTCCCCCTCGACATATCCACCTGCGTCATCAGCGGCATCTGCCTCATCGAACTCACCTCCATCCTCGAAAACCTCACAGCCATCAACCCGGAACTCAACGACGCCCCATTCATGAACATCTTCGCACAACACGACACCCAGCCAAAACACAAGGAAAGCTGACCAATGGACGACATCACATGGATAGGCTCACCAAACCACTACAACGGGCGAAACGGCTACACCATCACCCACATCACACTCCACATCATGGTAGGCCACCTCACCGGAACCGACAACGTCTTCAACCAGCCCACGACACAGGCAAGCGCACACTACGGCATCGGAGCGGACGGCACCATACACCAATACGTCAACGAAACGGACGGCAGCTACAGCGACGCCAACTACGCATCCAACAATTCAACCATCAGCATCGAACACGAAGGAGGAAAAGCCGGCATACCATGCACCCAAGCATGCATGGACGCCAGCGCCCGACTCTGCGCCGACATAGCACGACGACACGGTTGGACACACCTATGGCATGACGGGCTCAACGGCAACATATGGCTCCATCGAGAAATACCCGGAACAGACCACTACGGATGCCCCGACAACACCATCAACAGCCTCAACGTACCCTACATCATCAACAAAGCAAACCAACTACTGGCAACAGGAGACACTATGACAGCAGAAGACGTATGGAACTTCAACCAAAACGGCGTGAAAATGCGCGACCGCATACAAGGCACCGACACGGCCGCAAACAGCGCCAAAACCGAACTCTTCCGACTATCCACATGGGACAACGACACCCACGCATCCCCACTAGGAAACCTCGTCATCGAACAGCCAATCCAACAAGGAGCCAAACTCGGCGACCGAATAGCCGGCATCGACGACAAAACCAGCCAACTCATCACCCAAATAGCCGCACTCACCACAGCAGTCAAAACACTCGCCGAACGCATAGGAGCCAACCCCGACACCACCACACCAACCACACACAACCAGACCAAGCCAAACCCGACAACCACCACAACACAGTGACAATCCACCGGCAGCAAGCCACAACAAAGCCCCTAGGCCAACAAACCTAGGGGCTTTCCCATACCAACACCAACCACCAACACCAACCACCACACAGCCTCACCAGCAAGCCTCACAAGCCACACAAACCGCCTCTCCTAGCCCCAACACAACAGCCAAGCCTACCAACCAGCCAAGCCACAAAACACGTCCCACACGCCACCACACAGCCCCACACAGCAAGCCACACCACACAACCGGAACGACAGGCCGCCGCCACAAACCGGGACGGAAACACGGCAACCCTCACATCAACACCAGCCATAACAACACTCCCATCAATGACTGAACACAACAACAACAACCAAACCCACAACAAGACCAGTACAAAGCAACAACACGTCCCCAACATCCCGCGAAACATCACTGCACATCAAAAACAGCTCGCAGCCAAGCAAGACGGCAAGAACACCAACAATGAAAACCATTATCAACACACCAACCTCACCACACAACCGGAACGACAAGCCCCACAGGAACCCCATGGCCAACAACGAAATAAAAAACAGTAATCATTTCACAACCTTTCTTTGAAGTTGATAACTACACTATACCACACACAAAAAAACAACACAACCGGAAAACGCAAAAAAAGACAGAAAAAATAAAAAAACCAGCAGCAAACTACAACAGAACCACCAACAACCACACACACAAAAAAACAAAAAAAAGAAAACATACCATAAAAAAAAATACTATGGGAAAAATTTCCCACAGATCCCACCACTCA